CTATTTTTTTTTAGAACCTATTAAGTTAATTCTAAATTCTCCAGATTCACCATTCCACTCAACACTTTCTAAGGCACTTTTTAAAAGATTTCTTTTTTCTATAGGATCTGTAATACCATCTATTTTTTCATTGAAGTTTTCTAATATCTTTATATATATTTCTGTATCTAAAGTAGCTTTATTCACTTCATTAATTTTTACAGTTTCATTAGAAAGTTGTAATTTAATATCATTAATTTCCTTGTTAATATTAGTTATTTCATTTAAAATTATATTAGAGATATTTTCATCATCAACAAGGGAAAGTTTTTTCACAAGGTTGGAAACAGCTTTCCCTTTTTCTTTTAGTTTACTTTCTAATATTTCAATATTATCTGTATCAGCTTTTTTATTTTGAACTAAAGCTTTCTTAAGATTTTTTATAAGTAATTCTTTATTATATAATTTAAGTTGAGTTATAACAGCAGAATCTGCTTCATCCGTTCTAACATTTTTATTATCACATTTATGGCCATAAGAATTATCTTTTTTACCACATACATAATAACTATATGTAGTTCCAGGATTTTTTTTGCTTTTGTGACCAGTTTTTATAAGAAGATTGCTACTACATTTTTCACATTTTATAATTCCAGAAAGTAAACCTGTAGATGTAGTACCTTGTCTTCCAGAACTTTTAATTTGTTTTTCAGATTGTTGTTGTAATTGTTGTTGGATTTGTAGCCACTTATTATCATCAATAATGCCTTTATGTTTTCCAACCGCAGCAATCCATTCTGATTTATCTCTTTCTATTCTTATTTCTTTAGTTTTATTAAAAGTTAACATACCATTGCCGTTTGGAGTTCCAAATACATTTATATTTTGTGATTCTAAATACTTAAATATATTATCAGAACTTTTTACATAAATAGGAGAGGTAAGCAATTGCTTAAGTGTATTTGTAGAGAAGTCACCACCATTTTTACCTCTTATACTATTTTCTAAACAATATTTTCTTACTTGGCTCATACTCCCTATTTCTAAATATTTATCATATATAAGTTTAACAATTTTTATTTCTTCTTTATTTGGGATTAGTTTCATCATTTGACGTTCTTTACCCATATCATCAATATAAATTTCTTTTTTAGAATCAAATCCTAAAGGACATTGACCACCAAGCCATCTGCCTTTTTTAGCTATTTGTATCATCCCAGATTTAACTCTTTCGGCAAGTCTTTCTCTTTCCATTTGTGCCATAGCTGCCAATATAGAAATCATAAATCTACCAGCAGATGTTGTAGTATCGTATGGTTCAGTAGCACTAAGATATACAATACCCAAATTATCTAATTCATATAGAAAGTTATGTAAATCTCTTGCAGTTCTCCCTATACGATCTAGTTTATAAGTTATTACATAATCTATTTTTTTACTTTTAATTAGATTTACCATATTAGTAAAGTCAGGCCTATCTGTGGTTTTACCACTCCAACCTTCATCTTTAAATATTTTAATTTCATAATTTTCATTAGCAAACTTATAATCTATAAACCTTTTACAAGTATCCACTTGGGCTCCGATAGAATCCCCTTTACCTGTAAAAAGAGATTTACGAGCATATATGGCTATTGTTTTCATAAGTAATCACCTCATATACAATTTTATATTTATTAACTTAAAAGGTAAATATGCAAAATAAGGTATAAAATAAAAGCCCATAAAATATGAGCTTTTATGCAGATTCTACTTCTTCAGATTGTTCTAATTTTAAAGTTTGCCTATATTCTTCTGCTTTTGCTAACTTGGTAAATTTAACTACTGCATTATGATTTTTCTTAACTTCATGTTCAATTTTATCTAGTGGAAGTCTGAAAAATTCTTTTCTAAGATTGATTTTATTTACACTATATTTTTCAAAAATTTTATGTAATGAATTTTCTAGCGTAGGAGCATCTTCACTAAATATCATAGCGTGGACGTCAAATGAAAATGGTACTGATGCACTACTTAATTCCGAAATTCTTTCTATTGGGTTAAGTCTTCTAGTCATACCTATTTTATAAACATTTTCACCAAAAGAACCTATATTAGAAATTATATATACGTATCCAGCACGAGTATTTTGTTCCCTATTAAGTATATCTTTTTTATTTTCTTCTATTTCTTTTATTTTATTTTCTAATTCTTCAAGTTTTTTTAGTAAATTTTCTTTTTCAGTATCATTAGCATTTTTAAGTTTATTTTTAACATCAGAAAGAGCGTTGGTAAAATGAGTTTCTTCTTTTTCAATTTTTTTCTTAGCTATTTCAATTTCTTTTAGAACTTTAGCTTCTTCACGCATATGTTCTTTAAGTGCTTTTTGTTCTTCTTTTTCTTCTTGTTTTTTAACTTCATATTCAAATGCTAGCTGAAGCTCTTCTATTTTAAGTTTTAAGTAATCGCTATGTATAGATACTGCAAATAATGATGAAAGTTTGTTTATTTGATTAAAAGAAGATTCTATACGTTTTCTTATATTAGTTATATTGTTACTATTTATTTTTGAAAGAGCTGCATCACATTCATTATTAAATGCTCTTAATACAAGTTTACTAATAGAGCTAACAAATTTATTTCGAGTTGATTTGTTTAATTCTAATGTTTCAATAAACTCACTTAAATTTATTATTATTGCATTTCCATTTTTAATGTAATCAGCTTGCTTTTTTTGAATCTCTTTAAGTTTTACACTGTATTCTTCTGATATTTCAAAAGCATATTGTTTTTTAAATACACCTACTTCATAAGTAGTTAATTCTTTTTCTAAATCTTTATATGATTTGAAATTTTTCATAATATTAAATTGTTCTTCATATTGTTTGATTTTATCCTCTTTTTTATTAATAATCATATTTGTGTCTTTAAGCTTAGACTGAATTGTTTCAAGTTTTAAATTTAATGAATTGTCTTCAGTTTGCTTGTCTAGAATTTTATTATCTAATTCATTTAATTTATTTTGCGCATCTTTAATTTTGTTATTAGTAGTTTCTTCTAATTGTTTTTCCATTTTTTTATTATAATGAATTTTCATTATAATTATAATAACGCATAGTATTGATAATGGCTGAAAAAATATAGAAAGGATTGCAAGCATTAATAAAAGTCCTTCCTCAGTATAAAATGGTTTTTTCATATATAAACCTCCTTGTAAACAGTATATAGTATATAATACCATAAATTACATATTAAATCTAATTTCGATAAATAAGTAAATTTATTTTAATGGACAGGTGCTCAAAGGCTCTCTTAATGGTCGAGTGTTACATAATTAGACTTATTTCAACATTATGCATAAATAGAAAATATTCCCGAGATAATCAAAAAAATAATCAAACCTTAAATTTAAGTTTGAGAAGTTCTAATGGAATACTTTCTGCAGCAGCAATTTGGTCTAGTGTATATCCCAGATATTGATTTAAAGTCTTATCTTGGAGTAAGAGTTCAATAGCGAACATATTAGCTTCTTTTTCATATCTATTTTTAACACAGAAAGTGTTTTCTTCTAAAAAAACTATATTAAGTTTGCTATGTAAAATAGCATGTCCTAATTCATGTGATGCAACAATAAGTTGATTATGCTCATCTAATTTACTATTGATGTAAATTATCCTATTTCTTTTAAAGTATTGGTAAAAGCCATTAATATTATCATCTAATGGCTCTTTTATAACTATAATTCCCAATTCATCAGCTATTTCAAAAGCATTATGTGTATTATATTTTTTTATAAGTTTATTAACCTGATTTTTTATAATTTTATTCAATGCATATACCTCCCATGATTTGACCATTAGTCCTATTATTCAGGAGTTATTTATTTTTCTTATATTTATCAGGAGTATATTTTTTATTTCTTTGTTTGGCTATTTCCATGCCAACTTTCATAGCATCTAATATACTTTGTATGGCTTCTGGTGTAGCAAGTTCACCATTTAGCATTAGACCTTCTGCATTTCCTAATTTTTCTTTTGTTTCATTTAATATTTTTTCTATTTCCTTTTCATCTTTTTTATTTAGTTGTTTATTATGGTTTGAATCATCTTTATATCCAGCAGCTTCGAGCATATATATTTCATCTATATTTAAGTGTTGTGCTAACAATTTCAAGGTATTTAAATCAGGATTTGTAGTAATATTTTTTTCGATTCTACTTATTGTAGTATTGCTAATGCCAGTTATTAACGCTAGTTTTCGTTGAGAATATCCTTTTAATTTTCTTAATCTAGTTATATACTCACCAAAACTTTCATTTATCATTTTTTTCAACATAATAAAATCCTCCTTATACTTAGTATTTTACTTGATTTGTTGCGTAGATGAAACAATTCTCAAAAAGTTTTCAAAAAAGTGTTGCATAATTGTTACGGTTATGTATATAATATATATAGAAAGTGTCACATCGATGCAACAAAGGAGGTGACTTAGTGGTACTAGAATTAAATATTGATAATTTTATACGATTAAAAAACAAAAACAAATTAAATATGACAGAGATGGCTAATATTATGTGCATATCTAGAAGTCATTTATGGAGAGTTTTGAACAATCAATGTAATCCAGGAGAACAATTTATAGCTGGTTTTAAACAAGCATTTCCTAAAGAAAATTTTGATAAATTTTTTTTAGTAAAATCGTTGCAACAAAGTGACACCAACATTATTTAAATATAGTCTATGTAGTTCTTTAAAAATTAAATTAGTGAACAAAAGGGAGATGAGGGAATGAGTAGCTTACAGATTTTTAAAAACCAACAACTTATACCAATCAATCAAACCGAATATGGAGAAGTAATAGTAAGTGGAAGAGAATTACATGAGTTTTTAGAAATAAAAACTCCATATAAAAAATGGTTTGACAGAATGAGAGAATATGGTTTTAACGAAAATATTGATTTTGTTACAGTTGAACAAAAAAGTCCAATAGCTAATGGTGGTTATCAGGAAATAACAGATCATGCCATAAAATTAGATATGGCAAAAGAGTTAGCAATGATACAAAGAAATGAAAAAGGAAAGCAAGCAAGACAATATTTTATAGCAGTAGAAAAAGCGTGGAATAGTCCAGAAATGATAATGAAAAGAGCTCTAGAAATTGCTAATAGAAATGTACAAAATTTAAAACTAGAAAATGAAGAACAAAAGCAGCAGCTTAAAAAGCAAAAACCCAAAGTACTATTTGCAGATGCAGTATCAACTTCACATACATCAATCTTAGTAGGAGATCTAGCAAAGTTAATTAAACAAAATGGTATAGATATAGGTGCTAAAAGATTATTTGCCTGGTTAAGGGAAAATGGATATTTAATAAAAAGAAAAGGAACAGATTACAATATGCCAACTCAATACAGTATGGATTTAGGATTATTTGAAGTTAAGGAAACATCCATTACACATTCAGATGGGCATATAAGTATAAGTAAGACCCCAAAAATTACTGGGAAAGGCCAGATATATTTTATAAATAAGTTTATGAAATATCAAGCTGAAAAAGAAGTAGCTTGCACTAAATAGTGGGGGAAGAAAGATGAAAATTAAGGATTTTAAAAAATATGATTCAGAGGGATTTATAGAAGAAAATTTATTTAAAAAAATGAATAAGAAAAGCAAAATCAATACTTTCAACTTTTGAGAGGATGAGTATTGATTCAGCTAAAGAACTTACAAAATTATTTAGTTTTTAATTCTTTATAAGTAGATCTAAGATCTTCATAAACTTTCATATATTCCTTTATTAGATCACTAGGACTAGATTTAGCGAACTTAAAGTTTTTTTCTAAGTACATCATGGTTAAGTCGTGATACTTCTGAGTTATAGAAGGATAATAAGCGGCATGATCTGAGACAGAATTATTACTCATAATATTCACCACCTTTCAATTATTAATATTCGACAAAAATGTAAAAAAACCCTTTAGGAGGTAATAGTGTGGAAGATATAAAAGTAATTGTTACACAAGAGAAAAGAGAAGAAACAATAGATAAAATATTAGAGCTTGTAGAAAAAGAATTCAAAGGGCTAGATGTTACAGCAGTATTTACTAAAAAACTGTTAGAGGACACTATAAAAGTCTTGGAATATAAATGCATGGAAACATCACTTAAATCTATAAATAAAAATAATTTTAACAAATAGATACAACTATTCATAAGATGATTAATAGCCAAGTAAAGAGAGGAGGAGAGCTATGGCCAAAATTAAAAAGATTATAGTTAACTATCCAGAAGACCCAAAAGTAATGGAAGAAATACAAGATGAAGCTATGAAAATATTAGCCAGAGCCTTAGTTAAAAAACATCCTCCAGAGGTAATTGAAGAAATTATAAAAAAATTAGAAGAGAGGTAACAAAATTCATGGCAAAAGGTGCAGAAATTAAAAAAGTAACTATTAAAATTCCAGAAGATACAACAATAGAAGAAGTAGAAAGAAAAGCTTGTGCTGCTTATGCCAAGATTTTATCCGAGATGTATCCACCAGAGATTATAGAGAAAATCATAGAAGGACTAGAAAAAGAATAACTATATAGATAAGCAAGGCTGAAAAGCCTTTTTAAAAAATTTTACTACAGCAAAAATGCATATACTTCTCTAGTCTATGTATATGCAAAAACATTGCAATTAGTACCAAAATCCTTGTAACTAAATGAACTAATTAGAGCGGGAGTAGGCGAAAATAAGAGCCACACCATAATAAAATGTATGGCCACTGCGATAACAGTTAGTTGATTTAGTTACAAGGAGGTGAATAGGTGCAAAATGAAGGAGTGAGTTTAGATGGTTGAATTTATAGAAGACAAGAATTTGTTTCCTAATATAAAAGTAATTTTTGACACTAGAAAAGATGATGAAGCTAGAACAAAATGGTTAAGTCAAAGATGCAATAGTATAGGAGGTTCAGAAATAGCAAAGATAGCAGGCTTTAGTAAATATGGAAGTAGCTTAACTATATTTAATGAAAAGTTAGGATTTTCAGAAAAATTCAAAGGAAATATCAACACCAAGTTTGGTAACAGAATGGAACCTATTATAAGAGAGTGGGTACAAGAAGACTTTGAGAAAGATACAGGTATTAAGCTTACTACTTATGAGTACCCTTACATGATGATCCATAAAGAATATGAATACTTTAGTGCAAATATAGATGGCTTAGCAAAAGTAAACCAGGATTATAAGTTCTATGAAAACCTGGATACTGGAGAAATAAAATTTATATCTAAAGATGAATTAATAGGAATTGAGATAAAAACAGCAAGTGAGTTTTTAAGTAAAATGTGGCAGGGAGAAGAAATTCCAGACGAATATTACTGCCAATGTCAATGGTATATGGGGATTACAGGACTTAAGTACTTCTTAATAATTTATTTATTAGGGAAAGAGGTTAAATGGAAAGTAGTTCCTAGAAATGATGGTGATATAAAAGCTTTGTTTGAAATAGGGGAGAGTTTTTGGAATAACAATATTCTTAAAAAAATACCTCCGATGCCTGTAGGACTTCACTGTGAAACTAAGGATATATTGCATCAACAAGCATTAGACAATGATATAGAGGTATCTGTAACTGAAAATAAGTTAGAAAAATATAAAGATATTGGTGAACAAATTAAGAATTTAGAAAAAGAAAAAGAGCAGTTAAAACAACTCATATATTTAGATCTAGGAGATAGTAAAAATGGGTCAGATGGACTTTATAAAGTAAGCAGATATGAGGTGAAAAGAGATAAATTAGATACTAAAACATTTAAAGAAAAGTACCCAGTTACTTATGCAGCAGTATTAAATGGTCAAACAGAGTATGTAAATATGAGAATCACTAAATGCAAATAAGGAGGAATAATAATGGCTAATGTAAATGGAGGTCTAGTTGCTAATAAACAAGCAACACAAAATATTCAATTAACACCACAAAAGAAAATGCAAAATGCATTAGAAAAAATGTTACCGGAGATTAAAAAAGCAGTAGGTAAAACAATGACACCGGAAAGATTTTCAAGGATAGCATTAAGTTTATTTAATGGAAATCCCCAATTTTGGGAAGCAGATACTACAAGTTTTCTAAGTGCATTAATGCAAAGTGCACAATGTGGCTTAGAACCTAATACAGTTTTGGGAGAGGCTTATGTAATACCATATAAAAACAATAAGCAAGGCATAACAGAAGTTAATTTTCAAGTTGGATACAAAGGTATTTTAAAAATGGCTTTCAATACTGGAGAATATGAAGCTATATATGCTCATGAAGTTAGAAAAGGTGATGAATTCGAGTATGAATATGGATTACACAAAACTTTGGTGCATAAACCTGCAGATATTCCTAGTGATGAAGTTACTCACTACTATGCTGTATATAAACTTAAAAATGGTGGATTTGACTTTGTAGTATGGTCCAGAGAAAGAGTAGAACATCATGCAAGAGAATTTTCAAAAAATTACACTTACAAGGGTAATGTTAATAAAAATTCAGTATGGGCTAAAAACTTTGATAGCATGGCCAAGAAAACAGTACTATTAGATGTTCTTAAGTATGCACCTAAGAGTGTAGAAATGGCTAAAGCATTAGATATGGATTATAAAGCAGAGGCCAAAGAAGAAAAACTAAATAATTTTAATTATGTAGATGTAGATACAGTAGAGGTTAATAACATAGATACCGAAGAGGACATAATAAAAGTCAATAAAGATAGTGAAGATGTAGCACCTTTTCTACAAGACCAGGAGAATTAATTATGGATAAGAAGAATAAAGAAGCTTTAATTTATAGACTAAACTGGATTCGTAAATATGCAGAGGAAGGGAGGGTGGATGATATAAAAAAGGAAACAGAAAAACTTTTAGACGAGATAGAAAATTATGACTTAGTAGTTCCATTTTAGGAAGGGGGTGAGAGCGTGGATAATTCTTTTAAAACTTTAATACAAAGTATAAATGCACAACTAGCTGTACTAAATAAAAATGGATATGCAATATATGATGCTGATAATCCAGAATATTTTATAAGTGGTGTAAAATATGACAGCGATAGTGATGAAGTGGTATTTGAAACTATAGAAGATAAAAGCAAATAGGTGCTCTACAAAGCACCTATTGGAAATTGATTGATTTAAAAGCTGGATAAGAGCTCTACAAAGCTCTTGTCCCTTAGTATAACACACATATCAATGGTTTCTCAATATAGTATATGGACAAAAGTAGAAAAATATACATGGGGGATGGGAAAAATGAAAAGAAGAGAAGTTTTATGGCAATTAGACAGTTTGATAGATAATAGCAAAAGCTTAATAACAAGTGATGGTGATTATAACTCAATATGGGAAGATGACATAAAAGCTTTAAAAATAGCAAAGAAGGCAGTAAGTAAAGAGTATAGATATAGATTATTAGCTAACTTGGTTTTAGCAATAATAGTATTAATAATATTTGGGAGTTTTATAGCAATGTCTTACTTTATGTATAAGTAATTAAAAATGTAACAAAAGAAAGGATTGATATGTATGGCTTATAGACTGGTTTATACAGAATTTTGGACAGATCCTAAAGTATTGGAAGAAATGACACCAGAAGATAGATACTTTTACTTATATTTATTGACTAATCCATGTACTACAAATTGTGGAATATATCAAATAACGAGAAAACAAATGGCTTTTGAGATTGGACATTCAACAGAATCAATAAATAGCTTAATGGATAGATTTACTAATCACCATAAGTTAATCATGTACAACACAGAAACTAGAGAGCTTGCCATAAAAAATTGGGGCAAGTACAACTTAAATAAGGGTGGCAAGCCAGTCTTGGACTGCTTGACCAAAGAACTAAAAGAAGTTAAAGACAAGTCACTTATAAAATATGTTGGTGAAAATGTAAAAAGTGAAGATTTAAGACAGTTATATCAAAGCTTTATTGATATGGTAAAGAGTCATGAACGTGACGTGCCACGAAAGGAGAACGATACGGTAACGAGTCGTGGACGTATCGTACCACGACAGGTGGACGATACCAAAGCAAGTACAAATGGAGAAAAGCAAATTTTGAGGATATATCAGGGTTTCAACGATACGGTAACGAATCGTGAACGTGTCGTACCACGACAGGGGGACAATACAACTACAAATACAAGTACAAAGAAAAGTAGTTATAGTGGTAAAAGTAATATAGATGTATTCAAGCATTTAGAAAAATGTAATTTTATAATGTCAACTATGCTAATGGAAAAGATAGCAGCTGATATAGAGATCTATGGACATTCTGAAGTGATGAAAGCAGCAGAAATATCAGATGAAAATAGTAAACACTCATATAACTATTTAAAAGGTGTTTTAGAAAACAGGAGAAGAGGTGAAGTAAAGGGTGGAAACAGTAAGCAAAGTATTAAAGAACTCGAAAGAGAAGGACTTGGGTTTAGTGTGTAAAGATCAGATTGAAGAAATACCTGATTGTGAGATATGTGGAGAACCTACTGGAGCATTAGTTAAAACGGCATTTGGCTATGTATTAGGTCCAAGAGCATGTAAATGTAAAAGAGATAAGCTTAAGACTATGGAAATAGAAGAAAGAAATAAAGAAAAGCAAATAAGATTACAGAGAGTTTTGAAAAATAGCATGATGAATAAAAAATTTAGAGAATCTAATTTTGAAAATTGGAATCACAACTTAGGAAATGAAAAATTGTTTAGATTAGGCAATAAGTATGTGAATGATTTTAAGAAAATGAAAGAGGAAAATCAAGGAATGTTGATTTATGGAAATCCAGGAAACGGAAAAACTTATTTTTCAGCAGCTATAGCAAATGAATTATTAAATAAGTTAATACCAGTAATATGTGTAGGAGCTATAGCTTTAGTTGAAAGGATAAGCGAAAGTAAAAGAAATTGGGGAGATGAAGGAATATTTACAGTACTAAATAGTTTGGAAAATGCAGATTTATTAATTATAGATGATTTGGGAACTGAACCAGATAATAAATGGACCAGGTCTATGATATATCAAATCATTGAAAAGAGAAATAGTACAGGATTACCAGTTATTATAACAACTAACATAAGTATAGATGAACTGAAAGAAAGATATGATGATAGAACTTATAGTAGATTAGTTGAAATGTGTAGTTTTATAAGGAACACAGGAACAGATATAAGAAAGATTCAAGGTAAGGAAAAAACAGAAAACTTTTTACAAGAATTATTAAGTTAAAGAATGGGAGGATAAAAAAATGTGGATTAGAAGTAAAGGAAAAGACGTTTTAGTACATTGTGAAAATATAGAGGTTGATGGATCAAGTGTGTATGGGTCTCATTATTTTTTAGGAGAATATGAAACCGAACAAAGAGCTTTAGAAGTATTAGACCTGATGGAGGATAAAATTATGCAAGGGACTAGGTTTGATGAAATACAAAACGGAAAAAGAAAAACAAGGGACTTTGTATTTCAAATGCCACAGGAGTAGGAGGTAAAGAAGTGGGCAAAAAATTCACACTGAATAAAAAACAACTAGAAAAACTGATAAAAAAATATACTGTAAAGGAATTAGTAAATATAACAGGATACGGAGAAAGCACTTTATATGCACATTTAAAAAAACATAATTTAATATCTAGAGAAAGAAGAGATTATAAAAAAGAAGAATTGATCTATTTAGAAGAAAAATGGGGTGCTAAAAGTGTTAAAGCTATAGCTAAAAAATTAAAAAGAAGTGAATGGGCAGTAAGAATGAAAGCTTACAAGATGGGGTTAGGTGATCCTAAGCTGAGTATAGATGGAATAACTATTAATCAACTATCTAAAGCTATAGGGGTTCATTATCACAGTATTATGAGAACTTGGGTTGAACAATGTGGTTTTCCAGTAAAAACTAAAGTTTTGATAAATGAAAATATTGTGTATGTTACACAATATGATTTTTGGAAGTGGGCTGAAGATAATAAAAATTTAATTGATTTTTCAAGAATAGAAGAAAATATTTTAGGGAAAGAGCCACAATGGACTAAAGAGAAAAGAAGAATAGACATATTAGCCAATAACAAAAGTAGAAATAAAAGGCCTTGGACAGGTTCAGAAATAGAAAAATTAATAAGTTTATTAAAGACTTATAATTTCACTTATGCAGATATAGCTGAAAGATTAGAAAGAAGTCAATCTGCAGTTAAAAGAAAAATATATGATTTGAAGATTCCATACAGGCCAATACCTAAAAGAAGAGGTGTATTTTGGACTAAAGACCAAAAAGTAAAATTAAAGGAACTTTACGATAAGGGCTATACACCTACTTTAATATCTAAAACTATTGGTAAAAGTGAATTTAGTATATATGAAAAATTAAGAGCAATGGAGGGATAAAATGATAGCTGTATTAGTTAAAGAGATAGAGAATAAAGGAACAGAAGAAACACAAACACTTAAAGAAGAAAATACAATTTTAAAGTTTCTTCTAAAGAAATATGTAAAGAAAAGCATGGACTATAAGGATTTATTACTAGAAAGTTTGGAGTTATTGGACAAGTATCAGTAAGAAGTATCAAATTTAAAGATAAGAGCTAATCTGTGGGCAGATGAAGTAGCCAAGCAGTATTTTATAACTGAAGATTTAGACAAGGCTTTAAGAGCAGTAGGAAAAGAAATAATGTTATATGAATCAAATAAAAATAAGGGAGAGATGTAATTATGAAAAATACAGGAATAGTAAGAAAAATAGATCCATTAGGAAGAATAGTTTTACCAAAGGAGCTTAGAAAGGCTTTAGACATTAAGGACAATGAAACGCCATTAGAAATTTATACAGAAGGAGAACAAATAATATTAAAAAAATATGCTCCAGCATGCATATTTTGTGGAGAAGCTAAAGAGGTTATAAACTTTAAAGGTAAAAATATTTGTAAGAGCTGCTTAAAGGAGTTGAAAAAATAGTGCAGTTAATGGTACTAGATAAAAAAGATACATGGGAAAAACAAGCAGACAAGCTTGTAGAGGAAACTAAAGAAGTACTAGAAGCAATACAAGAGGGAGACAAAGAACATGTAGCAGAGGAAGTATTAGATGTTATACAGGTGGCTATAGGTATGTTAGATACTTTAGAAGAAGAAAGATACAGCTTAAAGAAGATGATATGTAAGCATTTAAAAAAATTAAGAAAAAGAGGATGGAAAACTAAGAAATTAATAATACTTCAAGTATTCAATTGGGATTAGATAACTAAATATTGTAGGTATAGGTTAACTATGGGCATATTTATATCTATAGAGTATTAGTATAATAAAACACTAATACAGAAGGGAGAACAATATTATGGAAAAGATGATTAACTTAGAAACTTTTGCTGATGGAGCATTGGCAGAGAGAATGAATCAAGCTCTAAAGGAGGTGTTAGAAAATATCGCGGATCCAAACACAGAATGGAAGACTAAAAGAAAATTAAATTTAGAAATGAAGTTTACGACTGGAGCAGATAGAGAACTTACAGAGGTAGAGATAGTTGCAAAAACTAAATTAGCTCCAAAGGAATCAGTTAGCACTAAAATCATCATTGATAAAGATTTAGATGGAGAGGTATTAGCTACAGAATTTAAAAAACAAATACCTGGACAAACCTATATAAAAGTTGACAAAGAAACTGGAGAAGTTTTAGGAGAACAGGAAAAACAAGATACTGAAGGATTACAAATTATAAAATAATTAAATTTTAGGAGGAATAAAAATTATGTTTAGCAGAGAAAGTTTAGAGTATTTAATAGGCTTAGCAAAAAATGAAATGGTTGAGGTGAATGGACAAATATATTCAACTAAAAGATTAAACCAAGTACAGGATCCCATTCCAGCAGAATTGAGGACTAGAACACTTACAGCATTAATTGATTATTTAGAATCAGAAACAGATAAAAAATCAAGTGAAAAATTATTAGTTCATGTTATAAGTCCAAATAAAGTAGCCTTATATTCAGAGCTAAGAAAAGATGCAGAAAGAGAAACTTATATGATATGTGATGCTTTAACACCAGATAATATTTATTTTGATAGATTTATAGATACAGAACAATTTAATATAATGCTTCAAAGTAGTTTTATAGAAAACAAAGATAGAGGATTATTACTTAAAGTAACAGGTTGTGTAAAAGATAGTGCAGTAAAAGAGATTGGAGATGATGGCGTAAGTCAAGCCGCAACTATTAAAACAGGAGTAGCAAGTGTTAATGAAGTGAAGATACCTAACCCAGTAGTATTGGCACCGTTTAGAACTTTCCCAGAGATACAACAACCAGAATCAAAGTTTATATTTAGAATGAGAAGTGGTCCACAAGCAGCATTATATGAAGCAGACGGTGGAGCGTGGAGAAATGAAGCCATGAGAAGAATAAAAGCATATTTGGAAGAAGAATTAAAAGGAATACAAAACATTAATATAATATCTTAG